TCCATTCGGAGAGTCAACCAGAATAATTGGCTTTGCCTTTAGTGTGTTAATTCCATCTTTGACCGATTTATCTGCGCTAAAGACGTTAAAACCCGCCCTATAAAGTTCCTCGATTGTGTCTGGTCTCGCAGCATCTGCAAATATTTCTTTTTGGCCAATGTTTAGTTTCTGCATTTTCTCTATTAAGTCGGCCGTTGTCAATCCGCTTTCATAAATGACCTCTTCTAAATAGAATTTGTTTTCGTCCCATCCACATTTAACCAGTGTCGTGGGATGGTTATATCCAAAGTCTAAGCCGTAAACATAGTCAACCTCTGGGAATGAATTTCCTATCGTCCAATTGCGGTAAATAAGACCCTCAATGCGCCCAGTGATTCCCCTTGCATAGACTTTCCACAATTCAATGTCGATGTCTTTAAGCGCCTCAATTTCGGCTCTGTTCTCATTCGGCACAAAGGGATTGTTTCTGTGGTCGGAATAAATAAACTTTGCGGTCGGATTATTCAAATAATCTTCATGCACCCAGAACTCTGCGTCTGGATTAAAGTCAATAAATGCTTTTTTCTTTGTTCTGAGCAATAGTTGCTTTGCAATTTGTCTGTCAATACCATTGGCCTCGTTTAAAAACAAATAGTCTCGCTTTCCAGACTTAGCATCCTGCGAATTGTCATAGGATTTGAACTCAATCATTGAGCCATTAACAAACTTGTAAATTCTGTCGGATTTATTATAGTCGCTTATCTGAGCATCCACAATCGGATTGTCTGAAATGATGTTTTGAAAGTCTCTAAGCGCTCCCGCTTTAAGATTTGGAATGTCTTGCCCAACAATTGTGATTAGTGAGTTTGGGTCTGTCAATGCAAAATAGGCAAGCGCCTGCAATATTGAATAAGTTTTGCCAGACCATGTCCCGCCTTGATTGATTATGATTTTAGTCTCTGCCGTTATATTGGCTTCAAATAACTCAGTTGTTTCAAACATCGTTCTCGGTTGACCTTATAGGGAACTCAGTTTTAACAATCTTTATTTCCAATGTATTGTCCATGCCCCCAGTTATTTGTTGCTCGACCTTTTCGACATATCCTCTGGCTTTGCCAATTGTTTTCAAGTATAATTCGATTGCTCGCATCTTTACATTGTCATTATCTGACTTCATAAGACTAAACAATCCATCTTCGGCAACGTCAATGTTCTGCTCTCGGATGTCAATCAATTCCTCTGGGAATTTCAATGCTCTCTCTCTGACTGCTTGCCTTGTGTAATCAATTTTAAATTGCTTTTCAATAGCTTTTGCAGTCCTCGAAAATAGTCCTGCGTTCTCTCTCAGTATTGTTAAAAACTCTTTGTCGCTTATTTTTATGTTCATGACAAGTATTGTGAAATTTGAATGCTATAATTTACTTAAATTCAGCCGTTTACGTTAGTGATTTGATTTCGAACTTTATAAACTCGCTCCCTTTGGCAACTATTGTCTTTACTATCACTATCTTATAGACTTCTGCGTCATCAAAATTATACTTTTTTTGCAATATATCCAAAAATGGTTTCATTGGATTGTCTATGTCCGATGCTTTGTTGCTGAATCCAAACTCAAAATCAATTTCATATGGCGGCTCTGGCAGTTGCATTGGCTTTAGTGTCAAAAGCATTTGTTTCTCATAAACTTTGTAATCTGGAGACTTAAATCGTTTCCCTTGCCATGCTTTGTTTACGCTTAAAGGTTTGATGTATGCAATTCCGTTAGCCATTCTTTTGTCAGTTTATTGTCGTGTGCTTTGTTGTGGCATTCCCTGCATAGTGCAATTAAGTTTTCAATTGCGTCTTGTTGGTCTTTGGTCTTCTTGCCAAACTTAGACCTAAACACAATGTGATGGATGTCCACTGCTTTAGCTTTGCATACCTCGCAGGCAATAAACGAATGCTCGTCTAAGCCGTAATGGTTAAAATAAACTTTGATGTGCTTTTGCATTGTTGTTTGTGGCTCATTATTCGTATTAATTCGTATAAATGCGGCTCACTTTTGAGCCACAAATGTTAAATGTTATTTTTAGCCTTGTTAAATGTTTGCATGTTTTTTTAGTAACGTTTCATGCACTTTGTCCAGTTAAATCGTTAAAAAACTGGACTTTATATCCTTTGCAATATTTATACCTATTGGCTTTTGTTAAATCAACTTTTGTGGTTTGTTAAATAGATACCCTACTCCATTTAGAACCATAGGCAATGCTATTTTTTTTAATTGCTTTTTTTAAATTAGACCTTATTTCTTTTTTGTATTCGGCAACTAATTCTGTCCCAGTAAATGTTTTACCATCACTAAGCCTTGTATAAATAAATAAGTTTTTATGATTGCTAATTAAATGGTTTTTTTTTCTTAAATTATTTCCTTTTTTATAAGCTAATTTAAAACAATCGGTAATTGTGCTTATTTCTAAATTATTAGCCTTATTATTATTCCAGCATTTATCTTTTTTTGAAAACACTTCATTTGTTTTAGTTTGGCCAATAAATGCCATACCAACTAAAACAGAAACCGAAAATGTTTTTTTTATTTTATTAACACAAAATGAAACCTTTAATTCTTTTGATGGTTGTTTTATATTTTTATAATTAGACGTTGATATTTGCTGCTTAATTATTCTTTCGGGTTGGGTTCTTATTCCCTTACATCCCATGTCAATATCCCGTTGATAAGACTTTATTCTACCTAAATTTGAAACTAAATAAATTCCATCATAATTTAATACATCCTGCCATATTTCACCATCCAAATCCTCAATTTGGTAATTCAAATAAGGGCAATTAATAATATCGGTTTTGCAAAATAATGTCTGACTGCTTTCTATCATAGTTTAAAAATCAAATGCTCCAAGTCTGTCAGTTATTGGATTCTCTTTTTTGTTCTCTGCTCTCAGCTTCTTAGCCATTGTTTCATACCATTTAGCTTTGGCCAAATCCCTTTCGACTGGTTGGTCTGGTTTGTCGCCAAGTCTCATTCTGTATTTAAAGGCGTTCATTTCACAAAAGGCAATGTATTTCTCAACGCCCCAGATGTCAAGCATCATTTCAAATACTTGCTTGTCGCCTTTTTTATAATAGTCTGGATTGATGTCGCTCATGGTTTGATTAATTTTACTTTGTTAAACATGTCTTTTTTTACAACGTATCCCAGTGCTTCGTATAATTTTAAATACCGATATGCCGTTCTGGTTGTTACTTCTAAATACCTTGCTATTGTGTGAATGTTTCTTGACTTGTCCTGCAAGTATTCCAAAAGCCTTATGCACCTATACATTTTTAATTGATTCATGCTTTAAATAGCTTGTTGTAACTAAACTCAAATGTGATGCCCCAAACAATGCAAAAGATGCAAGCGTCCAAAATGCCGTACGTTGGAACGTACATCACAACGGCCAAAGATATAAAACCAAGCATTAATCCTTTAGCTAAATGCCATCCATCTGTCAAAGCCGAAAGCATAGTGCTTGACAAAAAGAAACTTTCGCCGTTGCGAATGTCTCCATTTTTCCATTTGTTTTTCCAACTGATTCGCCAATCCCAGAATTGTTGGTGTTTAAAGTTTCTAAATATGGAAACATCGTATCTGGTTGACAATGTATCCATCAAAGCGTTGCACATTGCTGCTAAAATTATAAAAAATATACTCATAGTCCTAAATTTTGATTAATTATTTTGCTATTTAAAATTTTAAATGGAGACTCTTTGCCCTTGCCAAACAACTCTCGTTTGATTCGCCTATCGTATTGCTCCCAGTCATCGTGAGTGGCCATAATTTTAATATGTTTAATCACATGCCCCATTTGACAAATCAATTCGTAGTATTTAGGATTCGCCATTTTCTTTGTTTACTCTATAAACTAAATATTCAGACTGAGTCAATTTGCGCCCCTCTACGCTAATAACTCGCACCGCACCACTACTTGGCTCACTTCGCCATAGTTCGTCAAACTCGGCAAGCAATTCACGTGTTCTCGACCATTCTTTTGGCTCTGGTGTTTTCTTATATTCTTTTTTGTCCATTATTTTGGTTGTGATGGCTTTGACTTGCTCAATTATTTCGTCCGATGGCTTATTGTCCAGATAACTTTGCTCCCACTGCTTGTATTTTTCTTGAATGGCCTCTGACTCAACTTGCTCCTTTGCCTTTTTTAAATCGTTTTCAAATCTATGCAAAATTTTAAAAATAGTGGTAATGTCAAATGAATGAAACAACTCAATCTCTGGGTATTTGCCCATTTTAAAGTTGTTAAACGCCATGACAATGTGCTGCACTGACCAATAGTAATATTCAGAATAGACCATTTGCGCTGCCTCAGCAATCTGGCTTTCGCTCATGTTCTTAGAAACGTTCAAAGAAACGATTAGTCCATCGATTGTGCGTTCAATTACCTTTGAGATAAAGCCATCGCCCTGCTCTTTTCTAATCGATGCCAATGGAGTCGGACTGCTCGTTATTAATTCTTTTATCGTTCCCGAATACAACTTCGGCGATGTACTGGTCTGCTTGTCTAATGCGTTGCTCGACTGCATTTCTGTTCTTTTCAAATTCTGATTTTCCATTTTTTATAGTTTGATTGTCCCTTTTTTCCCAATTTTTGATGGCTGCCGCCCAGTTTAGATATTTAACTCCTTTGGACTGCGAATATAGCAAAGCGCTTTCATAATACTTAGCGAGTTTTTCTCGTTCCCAATCTGGGAACGCCTCTTTAAATATTTTTTTTTCAAAATAAATAGAGTTTTCAAATGAATGTTTTTTAGTAGGAGCCAATTCGACAGAATTGGAACTCTTCTTATCATTATTATCATTCTTAATATTCTTATCATTCTTGTTTGTATCCCTCTCACGTAGTCGATTGCGTTTCCCTTGCGTATGCTCTTGCGTAGTCTCTTGCGTTTCGTCAGTACCTTGATAACACTCATATTTTGTAATGTTTATAAGGGTTGTGCTTTGTTTCCCTTTTCCAATAATTTCTTTAGTAATCATGCCATCCTTTTCAAGCATAGAAAAAAACAAAGAAACCGATTTTGTATTGCTATTAAACAAGTCAGACCATGTGCGCAAACTCCTTGCGGATTGGCCTCTTTTGACTTCATAAAGGGAAAACCCCAGATTGATTTTGTTTGGCTTATGGTTAACCTCTAAAAGCATAATTAACCACCATTGGAACTTAATAGGGTCAGACCATATCCAGTGCTCCTTTAATTTTCTGTGAACTTTAATCCAACCTATACTCATATAAAAAAAAACGCCCATCGGATTTTAGCGGAAATCTTCTGGGCGATTAATTAAAATAATCAAATTTTTATATCCCGCTAAAAATATAAAAATTCACAACTCAAATATCGATATTTAATCCAATAAAACGAAATTAATGCCCGATATTTTTAAAACTTTTACTTTGCCAGTCTTAGCCATGTGATATGTCCACTGGGTTGTCTTATTATTCTTTTTAGCATACTCGCTAAAGCTAATCAATTTGGAAATGTCTATTTTCATGCTCAAATATATTATAAATTTTACAAATTACAAATAACAAGGTTTCTGGCCTCGTATTTTTTTAAATAAACTGACTGGTCAACGTCATCGTATTTAACCGAGACAAGCGCCTTGTTGCCCATGCCATAATAGTAAGCAGCCAAACGAATAACAAACGACCTTTGCACCTTAAATTTAGCCGCAGTTATTTTGACGCTATTATTCTCAGCAATCAAAGACTCAATTATCTTAGCGTTGCGCTCCATATTGCTTAACATAAAAGGATGTTTGGTCTGCGATTACTTTAATTGCGTCAATGCGGTCATATAATGACTCCAAATACTTGTTGAGTTCGTCAATGTCTTCAGTTATTTTGTAGCCGTTAGACGATGCGATAATGTTCGGAGCGGTTGTGCGTCTCAAATAGTTCATTATCACTCGGATTCTGGAGTCGGCCAAATCAAACTCGGTGTCATTACCAGAGCGCTCAAAGATTAGTTTCCTTAATTGCTTGTTAGTGTAAAATTTATTGGTTTTTCTTAACACTGCCTCAATGAATTTAGCGCATCGCTTCTCATTGTCTGTGATTTGATAGGTTAACTCCTCAAATAGTGCTATCATAAATTTAGTTCTAAGTTTTCGTTTGGTTCTGGGATGTAAACGTTTAAAAATTCGGTTGCCCACTGCTGCACCTCTGCAATGAAATCCATAAATTGACTGGTCGATAGTTCACTGGTGCTTTTAATTCGCTCGATAAACTCGCCATCTGTATTGGATTCGTTCGTCTTTAGAAATCTAAACTTTAACAAGTCATGAACTTGCTCATTGTTTCGATAGTTTTCAAAGCCTGCGTCAATCAATCCCGCTTTAACAATAGGCAAAACAACGCCATGATAATAAGCATTTTGATTATTTGAACGCTTTTTGGTGTTTTTATCTAAGATAATCGAAACCTCTTTGCCGTTTAATGCTTCAATGTGAGCATCAAAAACGCTTTTGTTTAAAATTCTCAGACGGCCGTCTTCAACTTTGCCGATATATTTAGCTTTCATGCTATTAAACTAATAATAATGCCTGCAATAATTGGCAAAATAATAAACACAAATACCAAAACTGAAATCAAACATAATAATTCTGCTAAAAATTCAACTGATTTTTTCATAACAATTCTTTTATATCTATTTTTAAAGCCTGCGCAACCTTAACCAATGTGTCCAGAGTCATGTTTTTACCTTGCTCAACTCTCTGGTAAGTGCTGCGATTTAATTTGTTCTCGAAAGCGAATTGCTCGGCTGAATTATAGCCGAGTTCAATTCGTCTGTTTCTTATTTTGATATTGATTTTATTTAAGTCCATCGGATAAAAGATTTATAATTTCTAATTGATTAGCTATTTGCTTTTTTTGGTTCTCAATTAATCTATCCCTAATTTCCTCAGACTCTTTATACTTTACAACCAATCTTCTGTAATCTTCAATGGTTTCTATTAATAATTTAATTAACTTGTCTTTTTCGTCCATGATTTTTAGTTTATTTTACCAATTGTTTTAGTTACTTGTTCGTGATAATTAGCCAGATATTCTCTGCACTGGATGACCTTAGCATAAATCTGCTCAATGATTTCGTCTGAATGCTCTATCGTATAGGCGAGCCAACGTTGGTTTGCAGGCAAATGGTCATAACTTACCGCCTTGCCATAGTTAACGTCCTCTGGCGTGTTCATAAGCGCATAGAATAGAATAAATTGTTTGCGCCCAGTGATTTGTAAATAGCCTCGACCCTGCCAAACATAGTCTTCATTGATTCCAGATACATTGTCAAGAAATGTTTTGCGATTAAATGGGCATTTTATGTCCACGCAAATGTCTTCAGTCGGCAAAACGTCTGGCTCTCCGATTATATAATCGTCAGAAAATATGTCGATATTCTTTTCAGCAAAAGGAAAGCCAAGTTGCTCGGCCATAAACTGGATGGCTTCGGCCTCAACGGCCTTGCCTTTCTCAGTGTATTTAGAATGTATTTCCTCATGGTCATCCGCATACCATTCATGTAAATATGTTTTGCATGTGGCAGACAACTCGCCCTCTTTTTTTGCTTTGCCCATGATTTTGGAAATCTGTGAGCATCTTATTTTGAATGGTCTCATATAGCTTCGTCCATTAACATTTCTCTTTGCTCTTCAGTGATGTCGCATTTAGCCTCAACGTCTGAAATTGTGATTTCGTTTTTAGCCAATTTTTCGACAATCTGTTTCCATGCCGCCGAATCTTTAACCAATGCGATTTTTTTGGTCTTTGTTTCTGGTGCTTTGCCATGTGTGTTTGTTGTGTCGCTATCTTTTGTATCGTCCAGAGCAAACATACCCCCGAGCGCAAATTTTCGAGCGTAACTCGATGACGAACCAAACGACTGCGAAATGTCCATGCCTTTTCGGTTTGGGTCAATGCCTGCGCAACCAGTTGTCGTTACAACGATTCCATTTGGCAAAGTAAGTTGCACGCTTGACTCGCAATAAATTAAGCCGCCTGCTTCTTTGATTTGGTCTGAAATGGTTAACATACAACCATACTTCAAAAGATAAGGTTTCAACGCTTCAAGTATATCTTCGCAATTGCGATACTTGTATTTGCCAAAAGCATTAAACTGATTTTTGGGTGCTTTTAATTCAGATTGAATTTTGATAAGTTCTGTCATTTTTTTAGGTTTTTTAGTGATTTGTAAATTTAAACATTTAAAGTATTTAATCAAATTTTTTAACGAATATTTTTAAACAATTCGTAATTGTCTCGCAGTTCTAATTTAATGACTTTTTTCTCAGTCATTCCCAGTTGCGCCCGAATGTGTTTGCCCCAACGTTCTAAACTGATATTTGCGTCCTCTGGTTTAATGCCAGTTGTCGATTGTACGAAAATGACTTCTGTCTTTGGACATCCGTCCTCTTCTTGTCTGTGTGGATAGGTATGGATTAATTTCATGATTTGATTATTTGATTAACTAAAGTTTGGTTAACTAATGAGCCACATTTTTCAATTAGATGCAATTTATCCGCATCGCTTTTGTAATGAATTGGCAGTTTGATAATACCATGACATGCGAGCAGGGTCATTGCTTGGTCTGCTGAGTCTGGGTAATAAAGCGGAGCATAACAATTCGGCATTGTGAATGTTTCCCAGTTCAATTTAATTTCGAACTCATCTTTAATAAAATGCGCCATGAATGGCTCTTCTATTCGTTCTATTAATACAAAACCTTGTTTGCTTAATACTTGCGCAAATGCGTCAATGTTAGTTGCTATCATTTTATGCGTGTGATTTTAAAGTTTTTACCATTGTCATAATAGACC